GCGCCGTGGCCAGAGTGATGGCGGTTTCATGCATGGCAGGTCATTTCCCGATTGAGACCGCTAGGTGAACGACCCCGGATCCAAGGATTGAGGTCAGCAGGGTGATGGCAGCCGTGACAACGGCGCGCGCGCCAAACAGGCGGTCAAGCTTGCCGTTGATCTGGCGGTTGCTGCTCTCCATTGATTTCGCCAGCGCCTCAATCTCACTGCGCAGTGAAGCGATTTCCTGGCGCATCTCGGCCCGCAGATCGGACTGGCTGTTGCCAACGCTGGAGAGCTGGGTCTCCAGCGTCAGGCAGCGGTCTTCGAGAACACGGATCCGCTCTTCGGCAGACAGAGCAACTGGAAGGCTTGCGACCATGGTGGTCGTCTGGGAGTCAGGCATCGTTTTTCCATAAAAAAACCGCCCTGAGGCGGCACTGTCGGTCGAATTGCTTGAGTTTAGGGTGCCCCAGATGGTCGCCCCCTGACTTCAGAAATCAGCGGCAGCCCCTGATGTAGAGCCAGTAAGGGGCGAACACATGAATGTGCCTTTATCCAGCCACAAGCCACCGCCTTCTGGCGCAGCAGCGGGTAAGGTCTGTCCGAGTTGAACCAACCCCATGGCTACGATGGAAGTCGCAAGGTCCGAAGCCTTGATGTTGCAGGGGGCATATCCTGTAACAGTGCCTTGGGCATTCAGAACAGGCCGCAGAAAGACGAGCAGATCCGTCGCCTGCACGCTGGTTTGCGTGAGCGTGGGATCGGACGCGAGTTGTGACATCGTTTCACCCGAAGATCAGGGGGTTTCCGAAAGCGTCGGGCACGATCGCCGAGCCGAGGAGAAAGGCATTCGGCGCATAGGCCGGTGCATCGCAGGTAATGAGCTGGGGACCGCAACTGACCAGGATGGAGGCGGTAGCCGTGAAGACTGCGCCTTCGGCAGTACGAACGGAGATTGTCGCCGTCTGCGGACCAGGGCATAGCCACTGCACCCAGACGCTCGCCAGGAACCCGAACATACTGGTCCATGCAATCACGCCGCCGCTGCATACAGCCTCAACCGCCACGATCCGGTCAGAGCATCCCAGCAGGCACGAGAAATCAATGCTGTAATCTGCAGATCCGTTCAGGAATACTTCAGGCCAGCAAAGCCACATCGGGGCAGAAGTACCGCGAACCTGAAAAGATCGCGGCACCTCTGCGCGCAAGATGCGCTGAGATGGTCTCCAAGTCATGTTGATGTAGAGGCTGGAGCTGCTGGCAGCGCTGTACTGGTCGTGTCAGTGCCGTCAGCAATTTCTTGAAGTGCGGAGACATAGGCTCGCGTCTGAGGCCCGAATGTATTCCCCATCGCAACAGCCAGGGCGGCCTCCCCTCTGGCGTAGGTTAGCGCGCCAATTGCCTGGTCTTTCAGGGAGTTCATGAAGGTTGATTTTGCCGACGCGTATTCGTCCGCCGTGCACGACACAAACCCATCCGGAAAAGCCGTCTTGTCATCGCTCCACGACGCCAGCCCTATGACCGATCCTGAAGCATTTTTTTCGAGTGCATAGACAGTCATTACAACCTCACGAGGACGAGGGAACGAAAAGATAGCTGAGGGTGTGACCGACGTTTGGCGGGTTCTGGGATGATGTTCCGCAATAAGAAGCGACCGTCACCGGCCCCGCCGCGACCGCAACACAGGAATGGTTTGTCATGGCCGTAGCGCCCGTCACCTGATCCGCGCTCAGGCTCTGCCCGTTGACGATGATGGTCAGGTTCGTCTGGTTGGTGTTCTGGGCTGAATAGTTGGCCGATCCAATGACGTGAATGTTTCCTGCACACGGGGCAGTAAAGTTCAGGCTGATGGTTCTTTCCCCGCCGGCGGCGAGAGTATAATTTTGCTCAGTCCATCCAGCTAACGACCCATACCCAATTACCTTCCAGGACGCCCCACTCCCGGGAGGAGTTGTATTATTATTTACTGTTGAAACATAGTACACTCCAACAAGAGAAGGGTCTGATACCAATGAATTTAGTGGATACCCACCAATAGCCTCTGAAAGTTCTGCAGAAAAGGGCTGGACCATGCCTAATCTTTGAGCGGCCAAAGCAAGCTGATTTAGCTGAGCTTTAGATGGAGTAATTCCCGCTCCATTTACTGCTCCCAACAATTCCTGCTGAACTATATTCAACCAATCGGCCGTGACAACTGTCGCGGCCAATCCAGCTGCCGGATTTCCCCCCGTAAAAAATCCAGCAGCACCTGCCGGTGACACAGCGGGCATTGATGTGACAGCTGTTGCATTATCGATTGCGTACATTTCGACCTCTCGCTCTCATTCAATATCCCCACCAAAATCGTTGAGGAAGTCTTCTCCGCTCTGCGCGAACAGCACGATCGTATGGGCGGGGCAGCGACTTGTGATTTCGCAATTGAGGACTGCATTTCCCCAAGACATTAAAGGCTCTCCTGCAGCGCCTAAGCCCGCAAGATAGTACTGTTTTGTGTATCCGGGGGCATTCACCGTCCAGCCAAAGGCCCAGTCTGATCCGTAAACAGGGTCTCCCGCTCGAAAAATATCTGCTCGAGCGGGCGCATACTCGCTGATCGTGATTTGAAAACCGAGCGCCGCCGCAAACGCGATATAATAAGCGATGGATGATCCGCCGCCGTCGGTCAGTCGCGCCACAACCTGAGACCTTCGCAAGGAGAGCGTCGGGCTCTCACCCGCACACGGATCAGGAAGGCCGGTTGTTTTTTCCCATTCCTCGAGAAGCTCGACTGTCGTTTCTGGAAATGCCTCAGTCAGAAGATCTGAAGCCCTGTCGCTATTTCGAGCAAAAGTTTTGCCCCATACTGTGGCAAGCATGGATGGAAGAGCATCGCGCTCACGCGACCAAATGGCGCCCCGCGGTAAAAGCCGCAGGAGAGCCTGGCGGAAATCTTCCGCCGAGAAAGCAGGCACCCCCACCGTTAGGACGCAAAACTGACTGTGCCCAGGACCGGCATGGACCCGACATTCGCCGCGACAATGGACTCAGCGGGTGAGATCACAGCAAACTGATCGAGGTCCAGTGCACCAATGGCCTCGGTCCAGGCACTCTGATACAGCGTCACCCCTGGAGCAGAAAGGCGCGTAAACATGTCCTGCAACGCCTCGGTGATCAGGGTTTGATTGGTCGCCGTGTTTCCATCTCCAAGGTCAGAAACTACGAAATTGACTGACTGGGCCACTGGCGCGCACACAATAACAAGCGCAGTGACCGGCCGCTCCACATAAAGCGCATTTGCCAGAAGCAGCTGGTCCCCCGTAGCTACTGCGTACCGCCCCTCGCCGGTTGCCGAGCCGTCGGTGCCTTGAGGAAGGCCCCCTTGAGCAGACCGTACATTATCCATCGCAAAATAGACGACGACGGTCCCTACCCCGAACCCGTTAGCATTGACCCAGGCGCGCGTTACACCACTGACCGCCTTGGCCCACCTGACATAGTCCGCTGCATTCCCGTTCTCGCCCCCCTCTGCGAAAGCATCAAGAATACGCCCGCGGAGGTCACCGTCATTCTCGATGTCAGCCCCACCCGTAAAAGCGAGAGTTACCGAACCAGTCGTCTGTATCCCGTCAACCGGACTCCCTAAAGTCGCTGTAGCCCCGGCCGAGGCATTTCCTGCCATTCCTGCCGTCTGAACAGCACATGAGACGACGGTAACGCCACTGCTCGTGACACTGTCAGCGGTCGCTACGGCACTAAGGCCACCAGTGATCTGGATTGTTGTGCCAGCGGGAACGGTTTTCGTTCCCGTTACACCGAAAGAGACCTGCCCAGATGCCGTAGTTGCCGGCTTGCGCGTAATCTTTTTTAAACCACCCCACGCCTCGAGAAAAACACCTGTCGCTGTCCATGGGACCGCCTGCTTTGCGATCCAGTCCAGATATCCATAGTGGAGATGGGCAAGACCCGCGAGAACCATCGCCAGAACATAGAGAACCGAGAACCGAAGGAGGGCAGTAACCCCGCTGATTCCACCATTCTCGATATCCTGAAGCGCCTGCTGCCGCAGATCTGTAAGCGTCGGACGACTGAATGCCATTACAGCCCCTCCCAGGCCCAAGAAAACAGGAATGTCTGAGGCGTCGCCGCCCCGGGTTCATACACGCTGATCGCAAATTCAGCCGTATTCGGGCTGACCGCGCTCCAAGCCGTTCGGATGGAAATACTGGTCGCCACACCGTCATCGATGATCCACTGCAGGCATTCCTTAAGAATATCCTTGAGCTCGAGCAGAACAGCCTGCTCACCTGCCTTGATGGCGCGGCGCAGTTGCCAGAGCCGAGAGCCGATTGGCAGTCTGTCCTGCTCGTAGGCATCCCCCCACCAGCCACAGCGATCATTCAGACCGCTCATGGCTGCATTGCCAGGCGCTTGAATAGCGACTGCGGAATCCGCTGGTGAAGGCTGCTCCGGAGCGACCCGGTCTGTGAAGATGCTGACCATCACAGCTGAGCGCAGCGGGTTATCGAGAGCCAGATCACCGGACACAATGGCCCAGTCGCCCCGGCATTCGCGGGCGTTCCATATGATCGCAATATCCACGGGTTACCTCAGGAGGACGCCGGCGGCCCGGATTTGCCTGACCCGGGCTCAACTTCCGTTGTCAGATGATTCTGGAGAGAGACTGCTCCGGCCTTTACATCGCCAGATGCATTAAGGTCGCCAACGACGGTCACATCTGCATTGATCTTCAGCTTTTTCCCAGCCGGACTGATCTCGATCGATCCATCGCCCTTTAGCCAGATCCGGCTTCCCGTCTGCGGATGATAGACTGCGACGTCTCCAGGCGAGAGATCCGAAGGCCGGCCCCGCTGATCTCCGGACGCCACAGCCACAGCCCGGGTCCGGTCGCCGGAGATAAACATCAGCGCCAGATCACTCCCTGGCACCGAGCGGCTTGCAAAGCCGTAGAGCTGCATTACCGGCACGTCGGACCGCAGTTCACCACTTGCAAGCGCAACCTGAACCGTTGATGTGGAGCGCGACTCATCGGTGTCTGCCGTTTGCCGCCCCAAGCCGAAGGCCATTGCAACACGACGCGCAAGGCGAGCCAGTGAAGACATGCTGATTTCCTAACTGTTGATCGCCTGAATGCCCTCATTGGAGAGGGCTGGTAGGAGTAGAGGCTCAGGCATCAGACCTTCAGGCGGTAGCAGCACGAGATCTGCGCGTGTCCCGTCCTCGCCCTGCCTGAAGACAATCTCGGCAATAACGAGGTCCATTTCCTGCCCGCTCTTGAGACGGACTGGAGCCATATGGTTGACGGCCCACAGATTGCCTGACGTGTCGCGCCAGCTGTCGCAGGTCACGGTGACCGTATTTGCCCGCCCATATCGACGGGCGACCTCCCAGTGAACCCGCTTTGTTGTGACAGCATAATCCTGGTCACCAAGCTCAGCCGGGATCAAAAGGGGCCGGGTCCGGGCGATGCCGGGATCTTCCGCTACTGCCCCGGATGTGACCGCATCCATCTGGCCAACATAATCAGCATCCCCGGGCTCACTGAACAGGAGAGCCGTGGTCATGAGAACGGCAGTGATGCTTGAGAACCGGCCAGCCGTACTTCGAACAGTGGTCATCTGCTCGACGTTTTCGCCATAGATCAGACCACTGGCCATGCGCTGACTTCCGACAGCAGAGAAAGCCACGTTCCCATCTGGCAGGTCATAGAACAATACACCCGCCAGACGTGCGACACGCTCGATGATCTCGTAGGCCGTTTCGGTTAGAATGACGCTGAACTGTTGAAGGTCGACGTTCCCTGCCCCGTTGATCTGGCTCACATCAATGTCAGCGAACTGGGCCACGCGTTTTGCGAGTGCGACTGCATTCGTCGAGTTCATCTGATAGGTTGAGAACTCGGCCGAGCAATCCACCAGGTCCATACTCTTGCTTGCAATCTGGAGGCGGATTTCATGCCGCCCCTCACTGACAGCCTCGACGACTGTGACGACGTAGCCGGTGATCAGCTGGTCAGTGCCGATCCAGAGCTGCACGGCATCCCCCTCATTGATCGTCACGTCTGTCCCGACGTCAGGCTGATAGGACGTCATTCCGAGATCAGCTACCCAAGGCATCAGATCGACGCCGCACCGCACCGTGACGTCCGTCCAGCCCGTAATCAGCGCTCCATTGATCAAAACGGAAGCCGTCTTCTGCGAATCTTGCCCGTACCCAAGGATCTGCGCGATCTGATCAATGATTCCACTCATGAAGACAGCGCCTCGAATTGGATTGGCATGAATGCCGGGTGAACGGGATTGGCCCGGCTCACCAGATCATCCGACCGGGTGCCATCCGCGTAGAGCTGCTGCGCAAGCATCAATGCCGGCAGGGGTGCATTCCGCTCGATCGTCACGATGTCAGGCAGTTTTGCCGCCCGCTTCACCAGATCCTGAGACACCTGAACCCGTAAAGCTTTCAGAGATGCCCAACTGGTGTCATCCTGCGCATCCGCGGCGAGCAACTCTTCAGCCTCGAACAGCGCGACCACGCGGCTGCACATCGCCTCAGCATCCTCTGACGATGCAGGACTCCAGTCCGAGCACGCCTGGGCGATCGAGGCCAAAGCGGCACGCCGACACAGAGCAGCGGTTTCGGTCTGGGCCGTGGCCAGTGCTGCACCAATCGGGGCAGTTGAGCTGATGACATCGACCGAGCATGAGGCCAGCGGCCACAGAAGCGAGATTTGCACGCCCGGATCTGCGATTGCCTCCCGAAGCGCTTCTGTCAGGGCCTGCACAGCCGACGAAATCCCGGCCGCCGTGGTGAAGCCTATGATCGCCTCAGCATCCTCCTCAATCGCACCCCGCGAGGCGCTGAGGGCCTCCAGAACACTATCCTCAGTCGCTGTCGCATCCGTTTTAGCCCCTGACCCAGAAGCATATCGGCCGTACGTGCCAGGAAGAACCGAGACAGCAGACTGCATCGCTTCCGAAGAGCCAATCGCCGAAACCGCACCCTCACCCCACCCAGCCGCAACTGACCGGGCTGCAGCAATGGCAGATCCTCCGGTCGCAAATGCTGATGATGTGCGGCTGGAATAACTGGATGAGGATGCGGAAGAGAGCGCAATGCGTGCGACCGCAACAGCTGCATGAAGGCTGGTGACGATCAGCGTAGAGAGCAGGTTTTTCTGTTCGACGAACTCAAACTCGAGATCCACGACATTCAGCCGCCCGTCCCGCTCGCGCCATTCAAAGCGCGTGCAGGCCGCCTGAATTGTGCCGATGGAAGGATGGACCAGAAGGCCATTCCCCGCCTGTTCGGACGCTATGACCAGAGCGTCCCTCTGCACATAGGCCAGATCACCAGACACAAAGCCGAGGATCCGATATCGCCGCGCCTTTTTGCCAAGGTCTTCCTCCCAGACCCCTGCCCGTCCCGGATAACCGTGCTCAGCCTGTTTTCGGCCGTTGGAGCCGCCGCTGCCGATCACGACAAACGGCACACCACGGAACGAGCACTGAAGGTATTCAGCCGCCGTTCTGGCGAGAGTGCCGCTCATGTTAATTTATTCCCGTTGAATTGAGGGTTAATTCCCCACGGCAGTCAGCGCAGGGTCCATCGCCCGATGCTGGCTGATGGCGTCGATCTTCAGCCCGGGGGATGTGCTTTTCACGCGGACCGAAGACCCGGGCGGGGCATTGCGGTGGTCGATCTCGACACGCAGCTGGGCAATTTTTTGATCGAGACCCTGCGGCGCCGTCGGTGGCGGGGGAAGCTTGGCATCGCCAAGCTTGCTGGCCCATTTTTCAGCAATATCGCCTCTGATCGACGACTCTGCGTCCGGATTTTGAGGTATTTCATACTGCCGCGTAATTACGTCAGCTGCACCTCGAATTGTGTTGACGCCCCGAAGAGCGTTTCCGGCCGCCGCATATTTTCCATGGGTCAATTCCCATTGAACAAACCGGAGCTGCTCATCAGGCGTCGATGTACGAATGTCGTGGCCGAATACTGATTTAAACTGCTCTTGCCGCGCCTTGTGCCACTGGGCGTAGCCGTACGCCGTATATTTCCCGTTTACCTTGTCGCCTTCAATGTTCGGGGTGAACCCTTGGCTCTCTCTATCCAAGCTCGCGACTATTCCTAGCGCCTGCGGCCGCGTCCAGTTTTGTGAACGGAAATAATCATATGCGTGCTGGGCTGGATCTCGATCGTAACCAAATAGTCGGCGCAAACCAGTTACAAAATGATTTTGCGGGGCTCGCTCTGGATGATGAACATCCTGCCAGGTCTTGTAGGCAACTACGGCTCCGGCTGCCGCCAAAGCTATTCCATCGAATGCTCCGGTGATGCCTAGTAGAGCGGTAGAAAGGGTTGCTATGCCCGCGATAACTGGCGCGGCATACAGGGCCGCAACACCACCAAGAGCAATCTTTCCGGCAGATTTCCATCCCCCGAGACCATCGACGACGTGAAGGACCTCATCATAAACACCCCGAATGTCGCCCTTGATCTGGTTCCACCCGCCTGTCCGAAGCCATGTGATGAAGCGCCGAACATACCCTGTGATATCCTGGGCAATCCATTCCCGGTTCGCCGCGATCCAATCCCGCATCTCATTCACAACCGGAGTGATGACCGGCTCGACGGATTGAGCGAGGGAATAGCCAAACCCCTCGACCGCTTCTGTAAGCCCCGTCTGGGCTTGGCGAAGTCGGTCGGCGGCATCGGCTCCCGCCCGGTTCATGACCCCAAGCCTTTCAGCCTCCTTGACGTTGGCCTGATACTGGGCCTCGGTCTGCTGAAGGATCGGCATCAACCCCTGAGCTGCGCCCCCGAAAATCTGAGTGGCCGCGATGACTTTGGCGGCCGGATCCCTGATTGATCGGATGCGCCTGGCGACACGCTCGAACATTTCATCAGGCTTCATGTGCTGCAATTCCCGCAGACTGATGCGCAGAGCTTTGAACTGCACAATCGCCTCGGGGGCGAAGCCGTGCGTTGCTTCCCACCGTGTCTGGGATAGTCCCTGTAGGGCGCTCGACATGGCGTCGCCCGACCCGCCTGAGAGACGAGCAGCGTTCTGCATCGCCATAAGGCGACCAGGCGCCACCCCCATGGAATTTGCCGCAGTTCGCAGGTTTGTCCCGAACTGGCCCCAGGCGGATGCCAGCTTGTAAATGCCAGCCACTGATGCCGCACCGGTGATCGTTCCCAAAACAGGAACGATCTGCGAGAGCGACTGAAACATTCCGACGCCCGCGCGTGCCACTTTGCTGACACCACCCTGAAGGCGTGTCAGTCCTGTAACGCTCGAAAAACGATTAACGGCCGCCATTGTGCGCCGCACCGGGGCCTGAATGGCGGCGATCTTGGCATTGATCCGCTCCAGCGTCTGAGACGCTCGATCAATGGCCGAAATCGTTACCTTAACGCCCTTGTTGGCCATTCCGTTTGGCGTCCCTTTGCCGCTGTTCTGAAATCCGACCTGCCTCTTCGACGTATCGCCAGAGATCTGAACCGGTCAGGGCTTCAGTTTCCGACCTGGTCCAGCCCGTGAAGAACTGGCTCAGTTCTCCAGGTAAGCTATCCCAGTTGGCGGGCCAGGTATAAAAAAACCCGTCACGTAATCAGCCGCCTCCGCGAATTTACTGATTGGCAGCCGCAACAGGGCGGCGCGATGCCACTCGCTGATTTCTTCCACCAGAGCCAATTCAGCCCGGAGCGCGGCTTCGATCGTGCCGCTCCCCTCTCCTGCCTTGAACCGGCGACGTTCCGCGACCGACGGCTCGCGAAGCCGCATTTCGCAGAAATCCCTGCCACCCCCCGGAATGGCCTCTTTAAAGAGGAGGATCTTTTCAGGCCTGAGATCAAGACCATCCAGCAGCTCGGGGTCATTCATTTCCCGCCGCGCGCCGCGTTCGAACGCCGTGACGTACTCGACGGCACGATCCAGTATTCGAGACGGGAGTTTCTGGATCACGACCTGCGGTATAGCGGCCGCCTTGGCCACCAGAACGATCTGGCTGTCATAGACAGACTGCAAGGAAGGACGCTTCCCGATCGCCTGCGCAGCACCGAGAACATCGTACAATGAAGGCTCGTTGAGGCTCAGGCGGTCATATTCTTTACCCTGATGCTGGATCGGTGTCTCAAGAAGGATAACGCTGTTATCTTCCTCGACATCATCAGCGCCTGGAAATCCTCCCGGAGAATAGAGCTCAAGCAGCTCGGCATCAGACATTCCGCGCCTCATGACGACACCACATCCACGACGACACTGTCACTTTCGATGTGCAGTTCGAACGTGCCTTCCTGCGTGTTGATGTTGATATTTTCGGTCTGCCAGCCGTCATCGACCGTGACGACCTTGCCGTTGGCCTGATCGATGATCACGGTCAGGCCGCTTGCCCCCTGAAAATCCAGCGGGTTCGTGTCGCGACGGTCGCGCAGGGTCATCTGCACGAAGCCCTGAACCGGCATCTGGGAGAAGCCCTCGACAGCGGACTGTCCTTTCAGGGTCTCGTTCTGATATCCGGCTGCCTGATACTTACATTCACCCACGACGTTATAGACAACGCCGTTAATGGTCGCGGTCGCGGTACCCGCAAGGGGGCCACGATATACGGATCCCGACATGGGCCCTCCTTAGGATTTTACGAACTGGACGTTGCCGGCGATGATCCGGAGCTGATTGGCAAAGTCGTACGGCATCAGCAGCTTGACGACGCCGTTGCCAGCATTCTCTGCAACGATATTGGCGGCGAACGCGTCAGCGTTCTGAACCCAGAGCTGAGTCGCCTGCCAACGGTACCGCGAGGCGCACGCCTTGCCGATCAGCTTGGCCGTGGTTGCTTTGGCGCCGGCCGGGATTTTTGTCCCATCAGCAACAAGGATGCACCCGCCATACTGGCTTCCGAGGAAAATCCGCATGTCCTGCATGCAGATCTCTGCCGTCAGCATGGTCTCGATATCGAGATAGCTGTTGTCCGGAAGGCCTGCGGCGTTCGTCTGGTAGGTTGTCACCAGGCGCTCGATATTGACCGTGCCACTATCATCGACCGTGAAGGTCGAGAGACCATCATACAGAAGACTGCTGCGCTGCTCTGTCGAGTAGCGGCCGGCATCGGTCGGTGGCATGACAGTCAGGGACAGGGCAGTGATTGGCAACGCAGGATTGCTTCGCATGCTCATCGCCGTTCGCGCTGCCACCTGAGCAGCCCAGGAGAGCGGATCGGACGGGCTATCGCCAATCGACACGACGGTCGCATGCTGATCGTTCTGATCCAGCCCGAAAGACGTCGCCTGGCCATATGTTCCACGATATGCCGTGATGGCATGCCCGTAGAGCTGAAGCATCGGCGACCATCGGCCTGCGGTATCATTCAGCCAGGTCTTGAGCGCCGTCAGGGAACCGCTGTCCGTATAGGGATGGATGATCAGGTCATAGACGCGCTCACCCTGTGTCGCGAGGGCCGTCGGCAACGTCGTCGGATTTGTCGCGCCTCCGGACATCTGGCCCAGAGCAACAGCCAGACCGGACGGAACCGACTGGCCACCAGCCGTTCCGAGCACAGCAACGCCCAGAAGAATATCGTTGCCGGACATCCCCTTGTTGATCGCGGTCAGCGTAACCGTCCCCGTTGACGATGTCACAGATACCGGCAGGCCCAAGACGGCCGCCGCAGCGGTAGCGACACCAGAAGCAACCGTCGCGGCAGTATCGCCCGCATTGACCGCGACACTGATCAGCTGATCGCCGACGTATAGCGGAAGCGTTCCCGCTTCTGTCGCGGTCCCGGAAATCGTGAATGTGCCGCTCGCAGCAGTAGCTGATGAATCGTCAGCCAGCGGAAGAACCCAGATCTCACCTTGCGTGTCGATAGCCCGGTAGGCCTTGACCAGACGCGCGCACTGAGAAGCCGCACCATATTTGCTGACCGCGTCGGAATATCCACCCGAGAGCGTGGCAACGCCAGCAACAGCGCTACCTGCGGCCATCTGACCGATAATCAGCACCCGCCGCGTGGCGGCTGCAGTGTTCGCCTTGGAGTTGTCCAAGGCGAAATAAAGACCCGGAACCCGGTTTGTGTCCGAGTAATTCGGTACCGTGATGGATCCGCTCATGCCGCGGGTTCCTTTTCGGGCTCAGAGGTTTCAGGAGACGCAGCCACTTCCGGCGCGGCTGGGGAGGCCTGCTCTTTAACCTCTTCGATATCGCCGTGCTTCAGGGCGAGAAGCCAGAAAGAGGTTTCGGGCACTCTTTCACCGGCTGACTTGAGCAGCCGCATGGATCCGGGCCAGCGCACCGCTCGCCCGTCAGCTGGTTTTACAATCATGGATTTCCCTATTCGGACGGGAACTCAACCGTCATACCCGCGAATACGGGCTGGTCTGCCGTCCTGAGAGTTGCATCAATTTCGGTGAGCGGTACGCCGTCAGGCGGGTAGGTCTCGATATACTGGAGGCCAAGGATCATCTTGAACTCGCCGATGTGCGCGCTTCCCTCGCTGGTGACTTCCGTCGCGGTGGAAAATTCGGAAACCTGACAGATTGCGGCCTGCAGAGGCACATCTCGCATCAGAGCGAGTTCGATTTCTTCGGCGAACCTGTCGAGCAATGCTTCGACTTTCGAAGGCGTCCCCGCTGAAACGTATCCCCTGATTCCCATTGTGGACGTACGTTCGAACTGGACTTGGGCAGGACCCGGGCTTTCTCCACGATCTTCATAGATCTGCAGGTATAATGCCGGGAGGTTCCGCTCCCCGATCGGCAAAGACCGACCTACGAAGACATTCTCACCAGCCATTGTGTCCGCACACTTGAGCGCCGCGACCGCGAGATCACGGATAATCACCCGGTAGAGCATCGTTTTCTCCGGTCGCGTCATTCAGAATGAGCAGAGCCCCTCCTCGCCCGTCAGGCTGTACCTCATGAATGCGATACATCTTGCCGCGCACCTCGATCAGGTCACCCTGATCAGGCTCAACCGTCAGCGCGCTCAACTGCACACCGAGGACTGGTCGGGATGTCGTGATGTGAACACCGCCCATCCCGTCGTCCCCACCAAGCGGATCGAGAGGATAATAGGCGTCATCGTATACGCCCGTAATCGCTACCCAATCGCTTAGGCGGCCGGACCGCCACCTTGCAGGCTCTGCGAAAGTCGTCATGCAGGGCCCAAGCGCCAGCTTGTCGAAATCAATCATTGATGGCCCTGCCTTTTGAACGATTAATCGTCGGACTTCGGCGGAGGCGGCGGCTGGTCGGCAGGAAGAGGCACCGGATCCGTCTGTTCCACGGCCTTCCCGTCGTCTTCATCCTGATCATCAGGGCCGTCGTCAGAGCCTCCTTTGTCTTCGTCCATCATCGGCATGCGCGCCGGAAAACAGTGCCCACAAGCCACCATCTGCCGCGCTTCTTTCGCGGCGAGCACGACAATGTCCCCCTCCTCGAGGAGTTCACCGTCATGCCGAAAACGACGCCCGGGGGCGACTTCAACTGCGAGTTTGCGATCTTTCCGGGTCATGGTCAGGCCGCCGAGCTGGTGACAGTGGCCGCCAAACAGGCATTAACCCGGCTGGGAATGACGAGCGGCGCCGACTGCATCATCAGGAAGCGCTGAGCCGGGTCTTCTTGCATCCAGGACTTCGGTGCATAGGCCGTAGCCACATAACCCAAAGCAGGATCCTTGATGGCGCCATAAGCACGACTGCCGTTCAGCTGGTCAGAAACAGCCAGAACAGTCCCATCCGGGATCATCGGCAGTTCCTTGTTGTCGTCGTCGACGTACCAGTCGTTATACAACCAGACGCGATAGGTACCCCAGTATCCCATCAGGACTGCCCCAGGAGCGGCTACAGGCCCCTGCATGAGACGGGTGTCATCGTTGGCGCGTACCGCCGAGTTCAGGATGGCGTTCTTGACCTCATCATCCTTGATGAGGGCGTTGTAAGGCGAATTCGTGAAGATCAGGTCGGTAATCTGGGCCCCACTGGCCTTCAGCATCTGGACTGACCATTCACGAACACTGTTCGTCGGATTGGCCACAGTGCCCGCGGCGTCCCACAGGCTTGTCCCGGTTTCGACGATCGTCAGGCTAGGGTCGCGCTGGAAATCGATGGTCGAGGTCGGGAAACCGTCTCCGGAAACTGTCAGCTTGCCCGTAACGAGCGCCTGGGCCGCCATCCATTCCTGACGACGCTTGAGCATGTCGACCTGATCGGCCAGCTCGAAGACCAGGTTGGCCTCCATACGCTCGCCAGCCGTCAGCGGAGCGCCACCGTTGATCAGCTCACCGCCCGCAATGCGCTCGCCCAGCATACGGCGAACAGGACGCATCAGATCCGGAGCACGCTTGTCCTTGATGTAGGGCGGCTCGAAGACGTTCGTCTGGATACGACGCGCTTCGACAAGCCTGCCTTCAACGAGCGGGCTGACGAACGGCGACATCCGGCGCTTGCCGACGTCGACATCGATCGAGACGTACTGCGTGTCGCTTTCCACGATGTTCGGAAAGAACCCGTCCAGCAGGAAGGTCTGGGCCACCTTGAGGTTGGCGACGACCTGAATGAGGACGTTTGTGTCAAAGATGGAGATCGTTGGATTCACAACGCTATTCCTCAGGTCGGGTCAGCCGCGCTTACGGCAGACTTCAGGTAGATGTTATTCGGGCGGAAGGCGGCCTTCAGGGTCGCAGTCGTCCAGCCCGCACCCATGGTAACGGCGTTTTCGTTGAACTCGCCCGTCAGATAGACACCTGCCCCGACAACGTCTCCGGCAGTCGTGTCATAGGTGTCAGCCAGGATCGCTACCGGCGTCTGGCTGCCATCGGTGGCTGCCGATGCGGACAGGATATACTTTTCGGAGGCCGTCACGAGCCCAATGGCTGTCCCGCGCGCCACAATGCCGTTTCCGCCCGCAAGCGTGACATTGTCGGTGACCCGGGGGTAGACGCCAGCAATCAGCTGATCGGGCTGATACGTGGCATCGAACATGGCCGGCGTCTGGGGGTAGATGCCGTTTACGGAGTTTGTATCACTCATGATGCTTACTTCCTGAAGGCGCGCGCGCGCTCGACCATGCGGGCCGCGACTGCTCTCGGTGATGACGGATCAGGCCGCCCCTGCCGCTCTTCCTGCGCAGGGACCGGGGCGCGGCGGGAGTGCGACATGCGCTGATCGAGGGCGTTGATTGCGGAAGACTGATTCTCTTCCTCAAATTCAGCCTCGGCCGCAGACGCCTTTGCCGGCGCACGGCCACCAGACGCCATCGATCCATTCAAAATGCTGATCGCCCGGCTGCGCGGCAGGTTTGTCGTGAAGGCCAGCTGAGCTGCGAGTGCAGGGTTAGCGGCGGCGCCAGGCGCGGAGAAGATTGCCGCTCCCCGGCCACGCTCACGGGCGCGGGCTGAGGCCTTCTCTTCGTCGCCCTCGTCCTCTTCATCGGAATCGTCATCGCCTTCTTCTTCAGCGACTTCGTCGTCCTGACCGTCCGAATCCTCATCGTCGTCATCAGCAGCGCGACGCGACTTCTTGGCCTTCTTTGCTTTCTTGGACTTTTCAGCGCGACGAGCCTTACGGTTCTTGGGCTTATCGTCTTCACCCTCGTCCTCACCGCCCTCGTTCTCAGACGAGTTTGCGTTGTGGTCGTCGGTATTGTTCTCATCGTCTTCCGAGGCCCGAGCAGGCGCGCGGAAAAGGTGGGCAAACCGGGAAGGCTTGGCCATAGACTGTCTCCCAGACATGAAAAAGGCCCCAGAGGGGCCGGTTTTTGAAGTTCAGAGCTTGAGAAAGGCGGCTATGGCCTCTTCCGGCGTGGCAATCTCGTCTGCCAGGCCGATCTCCACCCCATGCCGCCCCAGATAGGTTCCGGCTTGGGTATTTCTCACCACGTCCGCTGCAATCCCGCGATTACGCGCGACCGTCTGGACAAAGAAATCGCCCATTTCGTCGATTTCTGCCTGCGCCCGCTCACGAGCAGAATCCGTCATCGGCGTAGTAGGATAGCCGTCGGTCTTGCGGGCACCGTACTGGAACGTCGTCACCTTGATGCCAGCCTTGTCCAGCGCATCAGTGATGTCGATATGCATACCCACACAACCGATCGACCCGGTACCGCCCATCTGAGGGACCGTGATGAAATCTGCAGCCGAGGCGATGGCGTAGGCGGCCGAATAGGCCGCATCGTTCAGGATTGCCCAGATCGGCTTCACATCCCGCGCCTGATAGATCATCTCGGCAGTATCAAAGCATTCGCTGACCGTACCGCCAGGAGAATTCACCATCAGCGCAATACGGCTGACGGCTGGATCGTCGAGAGCCGAATTCAGGGCCTTGCGGATGTCCTGATAGTACGTGGCTCCCGACCAGCTCCACCCACGCCCCGGAAGAAGAATCCCCGAAACCGGGATCAGAGCGACACCCTGCACCACTTCATACGATTGGGCGTCAGTATCACGCTCGCCAAAGAAGGCCTCTGCTCCTGCGCCAGCCTCGAACGAGCGCTTCAGCAAGGCCGATCGCGCGCTTGAAAGCATCAGTGGCCGGTTCAGGAAAAGAGATGAGGCCTGTGTCATTTCGCGTCCTCTTCCTTTGGTTGAGCAGCATCCTCTGCCGCAACACCGCTCAGCGCCCATTCCGGGGGTGTGAGCCCCAGTTCCCTGAAGCGATTGACCTCGACAGCGCGCTGATCGACCTTTTCTTCCCAGTCAGCGCCGCTGTTCTCTGCGATCTCGTCTTCGAGCGTCGTGAGACCGGCATCAATGCCCATGATTGAGCCCTTCCGCTCGGCCACAGGATCAATCCAGCCACGCCCGGGGCCGAGCCAGTTGCACCGCGAAAGCGGCGTTCGCAGGCGCGGGAAATACTTGGCGAGAAACCCGCGCGGCGCGCCTGCCGGCAATGGCAGCTCGTCATAAAGAGCTACGCATTCTTCAAGCCATGCCGTCCGCATGGGAGAGGCATAGCCCTGGGCGAAGTTCTTCCGTCGGCGATCCATGGTCTTCCAGGCCTCGAGCATGGCTGCACGAGCAGACGAGTAGTTTACGTCTGACCAGTTGTTACTGACCTGCATGGATGACACGCCAGCGCCGGAGGCAACATTTCTAAGAACGGCGCTCTCGAAGGCTGCGAAGTTGGAATTCGGACGCGCCGCATCAACGGTGTTGATCTTCTCGCCAGGAGCCAACATCGGCATGCGAACCCCACCCAGCATGACCCGGTTTTCTTCATGGAAGGCTGTCCGGACGTCCTGATAGGCCATGACGCCGTCGCTTCCACCTGCTCCTAGGGCGTCCGCCACCATCTCCTGATCGTAAGGGGATTCGACGTACGCCCCGAAAATGGAATTGACGATCGCAGCGTCGAGTTCAGTCCCGTCATACTTGATGAGCATCTTCAGCCGCTGAACCACCGGCGCCAGAATTCCCGCGCCGCCGCGATGCTGGCCACCACGCTCGGTCTGGAAATGATGGACCATATTCGCACGGCCCCATTCGGTCTCGCGCTCGATATAGTCCCATTCCTGCGTCTCAGCTGCCGAGAACCAGTCTCCCTGATGCGCCCGACGGATATGGTAGCCGAGAGGCGCCCCCCACTCATCAATCTGAACACCACCGCGGCAGTATTTCAGATCCCAGTTGTTCTGAGGGACAGACAGTCGATCCGGATCGATCAGGTTGAAACAGGTCGCGTACTCGGCCCGTCCTTCCCCGATCCGTTCTGGAAGCCAGCAGACCTGAGCAAGGCTGTCACCATCCACCAAGTCGTGCCGCAGACCTGTCCAGCACATTTGCGTAAAACTGAGCCTGCGCCCGACATCACAATACCGGTTTTCGTCTTCTGCGAACCCCCGCCAGTGGCTGTCGACCGCCCTACCCCATTCATCTGCCCATACTGCATCGAACGACAGGCCGGTCTTTACGCGCAATGCGCGATAGTCGGGCTTGCTGATCGCGCGAAAGGAACCGCCGATCGCGTTGTCCAGAACACGGGTGATTGTTCCCGAGGCCCAGCCATCGTTTCGGACCAGGTCCCTGATGCGGGAGACGATCCGGTCACGATAGACATTCAGTTCAACGTCTGGCGACCACAACAGCGGGTTCCAGGCTTCCATATGAGGCCCGGTAATGTCCGCGGCATCGTACGGGGTTTGCCCCCAGCCGCCCGCCAGTCCCATCGCCCGACGACGACGTGGCAACGCAGGCGTCCGGGGCATTCCTTTTCCATCGGGCCCAAGGATGACTGCGCTGCGTTCTGTCATCGAAATACAAACCTTACTGGACGCCTGCGAGAGATCCCCAGCTGCTTCTGAAGAAGCTGGATGTACTGAAGAAGGTCCGTCTTGTTGGCTGCGGTATAGGTGACAGATCGGGATCCGTTCACCTGCGAGTACGAGACTGCAACCGGCTTTCCGCCGATCATCAGGTCATTATAGGCCTGTTGTGCTGCAGCCAGATTGGCCTGAAGCTGCGCTGTCGTGAGCCCAGACATGCTGGTTTGGGGAGGCCTGCGAACATACTGCCCGCGCCCGGTAAGGGATGTCATCGCAAACCTCTTCTGCGGAAAACTTTGATGATCTCTTCATTGACGATCCGGTCCTGACGGCGTGCGATTGTCTCATTGACGATCTGCTCGACAGGCAGCCGCGCCTTGTAGTGAGGCTGTGATACAAACCTGAGTATCTCTCCGACCTTCCCCGGCCCAATCAGCTTGAAAATCCCTCGAGGGCGTCGATTTCCGCGCTCATATCCCACAAAATATTCGCTGCGAGATCCACGGGCATTTTTGAGCTGTTTGGCAATCCGTCGTGCCGTCCGATCGCCCATGTTTGACGTAGGATCCTGCATGAGGCTCAAGCGGCTCAGGATCTGGATGATGATGCCGCGCTTGATGTTTCCATTTTCGTCAAGCGGACAGTCTTTCCCAGGAACAACATATTGACCGCCTGATACCGTTCGAAGCGCCTTTTCAAACCGCTTCATGTCGCGTTCGCCGCCACGGATCTGTGGCCCGAGATAGGTAATCGCAGGCGTCCCACGGCGCGCAAAATCCCGGGTCGCCACCCAGGCTTCCAGATTTTTCCCCGTCGCAGGCCTCGTAAAAAACCCGTTCAACGTGAAGGCATTAGGCCGGTCGAAGACCTCTTTCATCCGGTCAACGACCTTCAGGCGAGCTCCAGTAGCCAAGCGGTTCAGTGCAGAGGCCGCAGCCCTGGGAATTTCGTTTTCCGCCAAGGCGCTCAGATCTCGCTGGAGCGCCTTGGCATCGAGACCGACTTTGAGATCCATCGGCATCTTGAATTTCCTATCCCGGGAGACGCTTGACCAGGCGGCGCAACCGTTCCTGTCGAGACTGGCGAGCTGTCTCGACAGGTGTCGGCGCTCCCGCCCTTTTCTCGCCGCTCCAACTGCTCACGGCACGCGTAACTTTCGACAGATTTTCCACAAGGGTTTCTGTCGATGAGACCACATTGCTGTTTTCGTCCCACAGAGCTGCCCAGACGGGTGGAGAGCTCCATGGCATCCGGGCAATTCCGAACAGGAACGCCAGGACGTTCGTCATGACCATCAGATCCAGCGCCTCGTTCCGGGCCGACGGCGTGACTTTCGCCCACCGCCCGTCTGGACGCCTCTGCTCCGCCACCAGCTGCTCGAAAAAGGGGTGCGGAGGTTCATTCGCCAGCAAGCCTGCCGGAAAATGAACGCGCCAAGCCCCGATGTCAGCGACCTGTAACTGGGTCGAAGCATCGTCCTTGAAGCGGTTCGGGTTGAAGAACCCAACCGGAATCTCGCCTCGTGCCGCTGCCGAACGATCTTTTCTCTGAGTGTCCGGATAAGTGACCACCAGCGCTGGAGCGTTGATTGTGCTCGCCCCCTTGAGCGGGAGAATGGTCCAGCCATCCCGCCCGTCAAACCGCCCCATCCGTTTTGCGCTCCGCCGCCTGCGCGCCCTCCTCCATGCGCCATAGGCCTGCAGGGTCACGCCGTCCTGACCGCCGCTGTCATAGCCGACCGCGAGGATCTTCATGGCGCGGCTTGAGCCATCAGCAAGGGGATATCTGGCCTCCTCGAGAGAGGTTAGCAGATCGTCCCAGTCCTTCTGGCTTGTCGCTGGATCCGCAGTGACCTTCTGGTAATCAATGATCCAGCTTTCGCCATCGACTCCCCATCCGCGCACCATGAACTCGAAGCGATTGGCCTGGACGTCCACGGCAGCCGTGAGGAACCTGACGCCCTCAGGGACGAAGCCAAGACGAAGGCCCGGTTCGGCACGGTTGGCGATCGCCTGCGAGTCCAGTGATCCGGCAGCCCGAGGCGGCTGGTATGGCAGTCCCCAGCGCTTGACCGTGACGGCCCGGAGATCCTTGTCATCACCCGTTGTCTCAAAGTCACGCTGCGCCTTGACCATGTCATAGGCGAGCGACCCCATACCGCCGATGATGAACGGCGACATGAGACCCGTGATCCAGAAACCGGCCGTGGTGCTCGCCACCAGTTCGCCCGATACTTCACCGTCTTGGCTGATGTCCTGACCACGGCCGACCCAAATCCCGTCACGGTTCATGGCGCGACGCCACTTGTCCTCGATCAGCGTACCACAATGCGGGCACAGGAGCGCCGCGCTGTCGCGGATCTCATCGAGCGGCGCATCTGCATTCCAGTGCAGCGTCATCGGCACGGATGCGGTCGGGTTTGGACTGGAGAAGCCATTGCAATGCGGGCATGGCCACCACCAGATGTGGCGATCACTATCCCGGTAGAGCTTCATGATCCCGTTCGTCCACTTCGACGGATCACTACCCAGAGCTGCATCCGGATGGCTCTCGGCAAGCACCATACTCTCTTGCCCGAACGTTTCACGCCGGATTGACGCCAGAGCGTAAGCATCACCGAGATTGGCCGGATAGGCATCGATCTCAGTCATGATGATCCGCGGGGCGGACTTGTTGATCAGGTTGTTATAGGCCGCCGCCAGAAACTCGATCCACATGGACCGGAAGCGCTTGAACTTGAGTGAGTTGTCGACCGGCCTCGTGCCCAGCTTTTCCTTCATGGAAGGATGGGCATCGATCATGGGCGCGATTTCGCGTTTAACGTAACTCTCGATGACGTCGTCGGTCTGGGCATAGACCAGGAAGTCCGCCGGGTCGACATCCACTGACTGGAGGAGCCAGTTCTGCCCGATCGTCGTCTTGCCTGACCTTGCAGGCCCGACCACGGCCGTCGTGAGGTATCGCTGCTCCGTCAGGGCTTCCATGGGCCCCACGAGGTAGGGAGCCTCATCATGGCTCCAGCGACCAACAAAGCCGCCGCCTCTGTTGTCGAGGATACGGTGCTTTGCCGCATAATCCGCAACATTGATTTCTTCGGCAGGACGGTATGATTCGATCGCCTGGGCGATGATGGAGCGTGGATCTGCGAACAGAACTTCTTCAGGTGAGATGAAGCTGTCGCTCATGTTCGGTGTCTGCATCCTGTTTCAGCATGGCCAGAACGGTGTCGACTGACTTTGCCTGCACATCCTTCAGGCGACTCTCGGCTTGTCGCAGGACCGCGTCCGGCCAGCTCTGGTCTCGAGCCAGCTGACGGAGAAACGCTGCCGTGTCTCTTGCCAGGGTTGCAAAGGCCGTGGCCATCATGTCCTGCATCTGATCCGCAATGACCAGCTTGCTGCACCGCTCGGCCTCTTTCCGCTTCAGGTCGCGAAGCCGCCAGATATCGATCTGCTCTTTGGTGGAGACGAAGCTGGACCGTGCAGGCTGCTCCTCTTCCGCGAAGAGATCATCGAACTGCAGCTGCAGCTCCATGAGTTTTTCATCGCGGCCGATGGTCGCCTTTTCTTCCTCTTCCCGCCTTGCAGCAAGGAAGTCGAAGACGGCGTGAGGGTTGAAGCGCCAGCTCTTGCCGTTGGTACCCCGGTGATCCGCAGGGAAGTCTGGCCACCGATCTATCCAGTTGGTGAGGGTGGGAAGCGAGACTTTCAGCCGCTTGGCCATCTGGGCCTTGTTCAGCGTGACGGCGTCATGCGCTTCCATTGCCGGTTCCTCATGAGACGACAACAACAACAACACCAACCCATTTTCAGATTTACTCGAAAACTGCCTCTAACCGGGGTGCGAATTACCCCCGGACGGCTACCCCTCCAGGAGGGACCCACGAATTCTGTGGCTTTCAGGTCACATGACGCCCTCCCGACCGCCGAGGTCGCACACCGGGCCGTACCAATGAGAAAGGGGACGCAACCCTCACGAGCATACGTCCCCTCATCATGCCAATTACATATGTTCAAAATGGGCAATGTGGGAAGTGAAAAATGCAGGCTGTCTAATTTTTTGTGCCATCGCCGAGCAGGCCAACGCATGCCACGCCTTGGCAGTGTGATGGCTAATCCCAAGTTTTCTGCCAATTTTCGCCCATGTCCACCGCTGTTGACCCGAGATCGGATGGACGATCAGCCTCATGTTGACTACGGTCTTCTGCCCCCGGTCAGTAACCATCGGCACCCATGATAGGGCCAGATCCATACGGCTCACTTCATCCGATGTCGGCATGGGTGGCCGGATGTCGCTCTCCATTGGCCAGTCGAGATCATCACGGTCGGCGACGATGTCAGGCCAGTAGGATCGCATTCCTCCCGGCCAGCATCCGTTCGCCGGCATGGCTGCCAGAGTGAAGGCCGCATCAGTCAGCCAGTCTGCCACCTGCTCCGGTACGTCACGCCCAAGATCGATGCGCTTCACGCCCTTCATGCCGCAGCCTGGACGAGGAAGTCAGCCAGTTCCGGACGACGCAGGCCGGTTTCACCACTCGCGATGGCGCTGGAATAGTCCTGCATGGCCTGCTCCCAAGCACGCTCCGCCTTGCGCTGTTCCGCCGTTTTCGGCGCTTCAGGGATATCGCCTTGAGCAATCGCCTGTTCGACCGCCTTCGTGAAGTAGCCCATATGCGAAACCGGAGAACCACGTTCACGCTGGCGTTCCGCCACCGCCGTCACGACGGCTGTCACCAGCAGTTCGGTCTGATCGTCTGTCAGGCCTTTCGCGACGGCCGCAGCGCACCAGGTCCGTGTGATGCCGTAGTTAGGCATGTCCTTCGCGTCATCGAAGCCAGCCGCCGTAAACGCCTTGGGGCCAATGCGTTTGAACATCGCGTCCAGCCTAAGCTTATCTTCTGAAGAAGATTTAGAAGCTAAGCTAAGCTTATCGCGCGCACCCGTGAGGTGGGTTTCGGCTGGGTTTTTGCGTGCCACGTCTTTGCCTCCGGAAATGGGTAGAACAATGTTGCCCTGGCGCTGATCCGCCACGACGCCTGTTTTCGGTGTTTTTCGCGGTCTTCCGCCCTTTGCGCCATTCGCACGGGACGCAATCTGCCGCGCTGTCATCCCGAGGCCAGCCGGGAGGCCAATCGTCTGCGCATCGCGATCCCAGGTTATCAGCTGGGTTTTCGCGTAGGTTTCGAGGTAGGTTTCGATCAGGTTTACGTCACAGAAAACCTTCGTCCGCGCCAACGCAGCCAGCGCGCCCGGAAACGACACGTCCAGCACGCCGTCTGCCGTGTTGAGGATCAGA